TTTCCAGCAATGTGTCTTTGAACTCTACAGTAGCCATGTTAGCGTTTTCGATAGATTTCCAATCGATTAGCTTTACAGAGCCCGCCGATAAAGCCTGGGCAAAGTTGTACATAGCATGAGATGCCTGCTGCGTGCTTGCTCCAGCAAGAGCCGCTTCGTTAGCGATACCCTTAATAGCATTTACAGCAGTGCCAAGTTCAACGCCAGCATTGGTAAACTTACCAATGCTTGCTGTCATATCAGAGAACGAATAAATAGTCTGATCGGAATATGTATTTAATTCGTTCAGGTATTTGTTTACGGTTTCCAAAGATGCGTGTGAACTCTCCATAATGACTTTAAGAGAGTTCATTTTGAGTTCGTATTCTTTAAAGCCGTCTGATGGCGGATCAAAGACAAAAGCCTTTGCTATTTTTTGACCAGTGTCTACAGCGAGGTTCACCATTCTATTACAAACGGTTTCCCAAAGTCCGCCCATACCGGTTACTTTGTCAGTAATTTTCTCGATATTAGACGCTATTCCAGAAAGGTCCACCTTTCCAAAGTTTAAAGCGCTTTTAAGACTTGCGAGCGTACCCAAGGAGGTCTGCACGTTCTTTTCAAACGACGCATTGTCGAATTGCATCTTAACAACGCGTTCGTCAATAGTGTTGCTCACTTGCAAACCTCCTTCCACACGTCATTCAATATTTCGTCAAAAATAGGCTGAATAGCGGGGTTGATGTAATCTCGCCCTTCTATCCAGCCACCTGTACCAGTGCCATGCCCGTATTGCAGTATTATCGCAATAGGGACACCCTGATTTATGTTGGAATTACAAAATTCTATAGAAACAGAGTCACCAGTTCTATTAATTTTGTAATACCATGATCCTGCCGTGTTACCAGTATCGTACGGAGTAGCAGAAGCCAGAGCATCGACTCCTCGCTGTCCGTATTTATCAAGGTCACTACGACCAAAGATTCCTTTTAAATTATTCAGAAAACTAGTAAGTTTTGAGAAATCACCCTTTTGTTCAAAAGAGATCATGTTCTACCCCCTAGTTTTGTATCTCTGCCTTCTTGCAGCATTTAATGCACGTCTTTGAGCAGCTTGATCGACTCCTCGCTTCTTTTTGTCAGGATTGCTCTTCTCAGCGCAAACTCTTAAAAACGTCATAAGCCGATTTAAGTGCCAATACTGACATGATTCCGGAACATTATAAACAGTCATCCAATAATAGATAATTTCTGCTGTAATTATTTCTTTTTTACCGGTTTTTCTTTTAGCCGAATCGTTAAACCATGTTGCGGTGTTCGTATCACCTATATAATCCATAATGTCTTTAGCGTTTTGTTCTGTTATGCAATAAAAAGCATTTGGATCGACGTTAGGTGTTAAACACATCTGTCGAATGTAATCAACATTTTGCTCGGTGGTCTTGTCTTTTCGATCATCGTGAAACGGAATGTGCCATTTAGACTCCCATTTTGAAACCGAAAACAAACTGTGCTCCAAATCTATTTCGACGCTATCAACGTGAATGAATCGCTCAATGATTGGGTCCCATAGATCGCGTTCAGGGATTCTGAGGTGTAACAAAGTTCATCACCTTGCTTCCTGCGTTCTTTGTCTGCTTCTCGATCATAGCGTCGATCTGATTATTAACTTCACTCTTCTTTACAGTAGCTGTTATTCCATCAATAAAAGCGCCTGCTTCATCGGGATGCTCGATGAAATACCAGATGAATTCATCATAAGCAGCTGTCGAACGGAACTTTTTATAGTGGCGCTCATCCTTGTCAAAGCCACCATCAGGTGTGATAACACCATAAGACTCCTGAACAAACCGCTCGAAAAACAGATAAGCCTTATTGGCGTCTTTCTCTGCGATCATCTTGCGAAGTCTCTGTTCCCAGCCGCCTTCTTCAGTAGCTTCCATACGCATCAGATCGGCTCTGGACATGTTGAACCAAAAAGTTTCTTCCTTCTCAAGACCGTTATAATCAACGTATTTAATAGTTTTACTAATCATGGTTACTCCTTTCAATCGAAAAAATTAAAGGCTACTCAGATTTCGTCCAAGTAGCCTTAAACTCACAGCGGTGGACCATATACCCAAGCTGTTACAACACTATTTGTGCTGTCTAAAATAACATAACTTTCGCTATCTAAAAGCGGTTCAGCTCTTCAAGAAGCTTTCAGAATACCGGCAAGGGTATCAAAGGAAGGCAGAGTAGATTCAGTACCCGATGCCGAACCTTCACCAGCAGTACCGTACAGAAGATCCTCGATCTGCTTGAGCTTAGCCTCAGGAACGGTCGTGGAATCGATAACCATGCAAGCAGTAGGCTGGAATCCTTCAGCAGGCACGGGCAGTGTCGTGACAGACCAGGAGAAGGTCTTCTGCTCAGGGCTGTCGTTAATAGTGGAGTTGCTGTCCTCAGAAGTGCCAGCGACGCAATCCCAGAAGATATGGATCTTATAACCGTAGTCAGTTCCGGCAGTATCATTACCGATCATAGTGCGATATGCAAGACCAAAGTGTTTATGAACCTGCTGCTTGATAACAGCACCAGTTCCGATAGTGGCCTCGCCGATACACTCAGCATACTCATCAGGATAAGTAAATGCTTCCACGGTAAGAGCGTCCTCTTCAGGACTCATTAGTACACCATATACGATGTTATCGGCGTAGATCTTAGTGGGCTCTGCGCCAGAAGGACTCTCGTTGATTGCTGTAATACCACTCCAGGCAACACCGTTTCCGTGTGTACCATTTGCGGTCATAGGAAACAGTACGGTACGATCAACACCGGTTTCCCATTTCTTTTCTCCAACTTTATCCCATACAAGTTTATGCTTAGTATTAGGCATAATATTTCTCCTTATACAAATAATCTGAATACATCATGATTTAAGTTGTCGGCTACATAAGAGCGGTCGTACATAATATGCGGAATCTGAGAAACCCTCTCTACAATTTCGCTGTCTGGGTCCCTATCAATGACCGTTATTGTGTACGATACAGCCTGCTTATAGACAAGGTTATCAGCCGATACATTTTCGATTCTGTTTCGACTATACCGAATGGCAGGATAGCTCATCTTAACCGATTCTGGAGGTTGAAAATATACATGTCGGCTCCCAAGCTTTTCGCATAAAAGCTCATGGAGTTCAAGACGATCCTGGACCATCTTCGCCATTGTAAACACCTCCCAAAGTAAGAATTAATCTAGGATACTGAACCTCTATGGACGACACTTTCCATTTGCTACCCATATATTCAGCATACTTAATCTGATGAAAGTTCTGATAAGCAAAGGGATCGGCTACGATGCTGAGGTTCACATTAATATTCAGATCGTCGTTGACTTCTCCACTACTCTCATAGCGGCGAATATTCCGCACGATATCTCCATAGTATTCTCTCACGGTCATCTTCAGTTCGTTGACACCAGGTCGAATTTCCTCGGTTACACCGTAGCCGATTTTTCCAAAATATTTGCTCATTTTGAATTTCCCTTTGTCTTTGCATTATTCTCCTGAACTATCTTGAATGAAACTGCTCATATCTTTGATAGCCCATTTACCATTGACAACACCAAGAACTTTACCATTGTCAGCATTTGTAACTTCCGGAAGTTCGATCACATTGATAACAATCTGACCTTCTTCTGTGGCAGTCTGAAAAGCATCTGATATCTGAAAGATCAGTCCCTTTTCTGTTTTTTCAGTTGTGGTTTGACCGAACGCCGAAAGAATAGCTTTAAGAGCATCTTTCTTTGTTGTGTTCATCAAATAGCCTCCGATCAGTCACCAGTAGTAGTAACAGGCTCCTCGATGACCATAAAGGAATACAGGTGCATATTAGCGCCAGACAGACGAGTCTCGATCAGAGAAATCAGCTGGTTGAAGCGAATATCGAAATCGGTGAAATGAGTGATCTGACCACCCTTGGTAGAACCAACGCCGTAGTCTTTCATGTTACCGATGATCGCAAGAAGTCTGTGCTGCTTACCTTCCTTATCGGTTCTGATCCTGTTGCGGAACTGCTGTACACGGTGAACGGCGCCAACGTTGAGTTCGCTAGCCAGCTCGTTTACGGTGCTACGAATTCTGCGGCCGTTGCGATCACGA